CAGGTCCGTGTTAGGCATGAAATCCTTTCCCCATACTTCCATGGCGTCGCGTAGTTGATCATCTATACTAAAACCCTGCATGGCTGCTGCTATAGCTGCGTCCATATCTCCTGTTTGAGCGTAGCCGCTTAAATCGGGCCCCTCTTGTCCGGCAAACGCTGCGTCGATCATCTCTTGGATGTCTCCTGTTTGAGCATAGCCGCTTAAATCGGGTCCCGCTTGTCCGGCAAGCGCTGCTTCAATAGCTTTCTCTATGTCTCCCTGTTCAGCATAGCCGCTTAAATCGGGTCCTGTTTGTCCGGCAAGCGCCGCTTCAATGGCTGACTTTATGTCTCCCTGTTGAGCATAGCCGCTTAAATCGGGTCCCGTTTGTCCGGCAAGCGCCGCTTCAATTGCGGTGTCTATGTCTCCCTGTTGAGCGTAGCCACTTAAATCGGGTCCGGCTTGTTCGTCGAGCATTTTTTTGACTAAGGCTTGAATTTCTTCTGGACCCATTCCTTGAGAAAGAGCCTCATCTATCATAGCTTGAATTTCATCAGCCGAAGGACCTCCTTGTGGGTCCCCAATTTTAGGGTCCCTATCCTCTTTAGGCGGATCATATAAAGGATCATCAAAAGGGTCTTTGTAAGAAATCGGCATTATTTTCCTTTGTTTTTAGGTTGGTTCATTTTTTCACGGGAGATAGAGGCTCTGAGCGCTGCAATGTCTTCCTGACTTCGCATCTTCTCTTCGTCGGTTTCTTCCCGTACTTCCATCTTTTCTCGCTCAAGAGCTAATTTGTCTTCAGCGATACGTTTATCGTCTTCGTTCTCTTGTGATCTTATCATAAGTTCTTTTTGTTTCAATTCCAAGACACCTTCGTTGTCTTGAGGAAGGTCCATTACTTCATTAACCCTTGGCATAAGTTCTTCGAGTAGATTAGCTTCCGTTTGGGCTTTAATTTGTTCTCTTACAGGGTTAGGCGGCATAGGTTGTGGTGGCATCCCGCCTTGTTGAGCCATCATTTGTTGTTGCTGCATCATCTGTTGCTCTTGCATCAGTTGTTGCTGTAATTGCGGGTCTTGTTGCGCCATTTGTTGTAACTGTTGTTCGGCTATCTCCTCTGCTTTAAAAGCAATGTGTTGAAGAATGTCTGTTAGTAAAGAGGTGGCTACAGGAGGATTCATAGACGCCATCGGGTTTTCTAAAAACGTGATGTGCGATTCAATGTGGGCATCGTGGTCCTGATCCGGGAACGCCTGCAAAGGGGCACCCATCAAAGCTGCTGCATTTTCCAGTGCCGGACTTGTCGGTTGTGGTGGCGGTGGATCAGGTAAGAGTAGCGTTTCAATGTTCTGTGAACCAAGGGCCGTGTACATTCGACGATAGGCTTCTTTAATATTGTGTATGTCCGGGTTGCTTTGCACCAGTTGCAGTTCTTGTTGTGCCAAAGAAATTCGTTGGGCAAAAGAGAAAAAGTTTGGATCAGAGACCGGAATAACATCAATACGACCATCAAAGTCTTGTTGCTTGATCATCTGGTCTCCACCAACAACCTGATAAGGGTATTCTGGTGGAAGGAACTCTGAGAACACTCTGGCTAATATTCTAAATTCTGTTTTTTGGGCATAGTGCAATCGTTTGTGGACCGCGGACATGACCTTGGTCCCCTGTTCAAGAAGTGCCAAAGTGGTACCAACAGCCGCCTGTTCATTGCCCTCACCCACCTGCATGTCGGTCACAGCAGCAAAGCGTTGTCCGGCTTCAACACAAAAACCCATTAATTGAAATAAAGTAGCGCTTGGTTCCTTATAAGGTAGCGGCATCAGTGCATCTTTTAAAGCTCCGCCGGGTGCGTCTACGTCTCTAAATTCTCCGGGCTGTAATGGTGTTTCGTCATCTCTTATTCTTATGCCTCTGGCTTTAAAACCAGCGGGGAGATTGGCCAGGGTTCCTGCGTCTATGAGTTGTCTGAGGGCCGCTGTTGCGGTTCTGGAGAGTCCCCCGATCATGTGAATTAAACCAAAGCCGTAGAAACCCAGTCCTGGGAGAAACTTGTAGTGTACAAAATAAGGGATTTTCTTTTTTTGTGCGTCGTCTTCATAATAGTTACGTCGAATGGATAAAACCTGACTTGAGGTTCTATCAATAGTAATAATAAACGGTAGATGTAGCCCATCGGGGTCTTCAAAGCCGACCAGTTCCATGGCCACATGAAACTCCAGAAGTTCATACATCATGTCATTGCCCGAACCGCTAATGCCTTCTAGTTCTTCTACCTTATCTTGGGTGGTGGTTTGGGTGGTGATGTAGGTTGGAGTAATTTCAATGTCTCTATAAAATCCGGACAATTGTTGATTGCGGATTTCGTTGTAGGTCATCTTTACAATGTGAGTGATTCTTGTGCAGGTTCCCAAATCGCTGGCCGCGTACGGCACCACTAAATCTTCGACCGGAACAAAACGGCTCACGGCCCGTTGAAGACTGGTGTCATAATAAACTTTCTTAAACGCTGATCCGGCAAGCGGTAAATAGAACAACAATTGATCCATTTCCGGCGTGTATTCTTCCATGACCGTTGTAATCTCGTAGTTCATAAACTCACGCACACGATCAGCTTGAGCTTCTATTTCAGGAGTCGCTAGACCGAGGACCTCGGTTTTTACCGGTCCTTGAGCGGGTAGTAGTTCTTTAAAGGCTTGAGCTTGAAATTGAGTAACGGATTCTGCTAATAATGGGTGGGTTACGCCACTTGCACCAGGGAACGGTCGATCACGGTCTTCGTATCTAAACCCGAGAAGATCCAGTCCTTTAACATAAGCGTCTTCCCATTCGTCCCGACTCATACGGTCTTCTTCGAAATCACCGAGCAACTGGGCAGCGACTGCTCCAAGTTCGGATTCATCCATGTAATCAGCCAGGTTGGCGTTAAAAGGAATGGTGTCCTCGACGTTCATTTCATCGGGCATATAGTCAAGAACGGCACTGCCGTCTTGACCAAAATTAACCTCTACATCGCCGTTTTCCGGGATGGGGGAGTCAATTTCAACCTCTTGCCCGGCTTCAATATCCAAATCAATCAGGTCTGTGACCCGATCAATGTTAGTCGGTTTATTAATTTCCTCGAACGCCATTTAGTTTTTTAAAAAACGCCCGTAAACTTAATGCCTCTTTCAGCCGCTCCGCCGCCTCTGGACTTACCTTTTCCGGCACCGGGCTGTGGCCCTTTGGTGGTTTTCATTTCTTTGGTTTTTGCATAAGGAACAAAGCCTTGGTCTTTTATATCTAGGCCTTTAATGATTTTAGGTGCTTTCGCCATTTTTTCTCTCCAGATTTATACTATATCAGTTTATAGAACTTTCAGGGTCTTCGCAAACCTGCTTACTGTGTTGTTCATTCTACTCATTAAATCATTCGTTTGCCAATCTTCCAAACATATTTCTAATCCAAGCTCTTTCAATGGCTTTTCGCCTAAAAGCATCTTTTTGCCCTAACTCCGCCATTCCCATGGCTTCTAATTCAGCCAAAATGTCTTCTTCTTCTGGATATTTCTCATACGCTTGGCTTCCAGCAAATCCTGCAAGAAGTCCTGGAATGCCCCCCGCAATTCTTGCTTTTTTCAACAACGGGTTTAAATTCTGACGACGCATCCACATCTCTCTAAAACGCTCCGCTGCTCTTGCCGATTTTTCCGGATCAACCGCCCTTAATGGCCTTACCCTAAATTCTCCTCCGCTCTTGGTCTGGTATAGTTCTTTGCCACGACCACCCAACGGGTATTTAAGTTCGCGGTTAATTCTCGGCATCATTGCTGTGGCAAGCCCTTTTCCTCCCTGTGCCTGGACTACTTTTATCAAAAACTCTTCGTAAGTTAAAAGCCCAGCCTGAAGCTGCCTTTTCGCCAAATCTATTTGTTGTGCGGGTGTCATCAATAATAAATGTGTTGTTGTGGTACAAACTCCTCATCTTCCTCATCCGAGTATAGACGAACAAAGTTTCCTTGTCTAAATCTCAGTATCGCTTGTGTCATCGAATCCACATAATCATCGTGCTCTCCAAACGGAAAAGCAGCACATTCCTCAATAACATCCTCGGCAAATCGTTTCTGCGGCGCCCAGACCATTCCCGATTCAAACACCGGGCTGACCGCGTGCACTCTGGTGACCTTATCATTACCTCTCGACGGGTGGTAGTTGACCACCGGTATCCCCATATTGCGTAGTTCGTGAGTCAAC